TGTTGAATCACCAATACTAGCAATCCGTTTGGTGATATAATCCACCATTTTTCCTGCTTCATCTAATTCCATTTTCCTATGTAATAATTTCCTACGATTTTCTTTATAACCTGGTCCAAGGAGTCTATTTTCTTCATTTTCACCACCTAGATAAAGAATTTTTTTTATTTCAGGTCCTCTATATGCTAAAAGCCATGGATCATTAGATGACCTACCAAAATTACTCGAAAATGGACTAATTTTTCTGAACTTACCATAAGACCATCCTGATACATTAGCACCTTTTTTCATCATTCCCTTAGGTGAATATTTTTTTAATTTTGGTCTGTTTAAGTCTGTTAATGCCATCTTTAACCCTCTGTAAATCCTTTATAAAGTTTATTTTGACCTTTTGTAGTTGCATCAATCATGCTCTGTCGTTGTTGAGTTGATTGTGCTTGTCCTTTACTGATAGTTTGTTCTAATTTATCCATTGCTCTTGTTTGATTCGTAATGGCCATCAATACCTTAGCTCCACCACCTAATTGGTCTTGTTGTATTTTAGTTAATACGGCCTCTCCACTCTTAACTTCAATATTGGCACCCTCGTGTGCTTTTGGAGTGGACATTACTTTGTTCACAAAAGGAGCTACTATTGTAGCACCAGCTGCTGCACCTGCAACTCCACCTGTTATTCCTCCAGCAAATATTTTCGCTCCTTGTTTTGCAAACACCTTAGTAGCCATTAAAGCTCCAGCAATTATACCTACTATAGCCATCACAGCTACTGATACAGCCGTATATGCATTCTTTGTTTTTGTAGCAGCTTTAACTACCTCTTCTTGTGCACTAAGCATCTTAGTTAAATTTACAAGATCAGTTCCTGCAGCTTTAGCTATTAAATTTCTTTGGACCACATTTAATTTTTCTAAATCTATTTGATCCCCAATCTGTCGTTTAACTTCGTCCATCATTCCTACCAGATCATTATTCAACATCAACCGTCGTGCCAAATCAAAATTCATCTGCGTACCAAGTACAGCATTAGCTTCAAATTGTGCAGCTATAGAGCCTTCTATATCTAATAGATGGGTAGATATTTGATCAGCAACATCTAATCCTACTCCCATAGCTCTTATATGAACAGCTGCTTTCATAAATCCTTCAGCAGTTCCCGAAGCATGTTTTGCCATCAATTCAGTAGCGCCAGCTATATCATCAAATACTTTTGAAGGTAATACTCCTCTAGCCCTTGCATATTGAGCAACTGATTTCTGTATATTAATTAATTGTTCATGAGTATTGTCCGATAACGCAGTTTGTATTCTTAATATCTTTACTGCTTGAGCTGCTTCTATTCCATAAAAGAATGCTTGTTTTTTAAGTTGCCATGCTATTTTAGTATTTACATCATTGATGGTACCAAACTCTTCCGCCATCGCTTTAACATAACCTTTATTAATTAATAATGCTCCAGTTAATTTCCCAGTCTGTGATACAGAAAGTCCAGTTGAAAATGCAAACTTAGCCACTGAAGCTACTGCTGATAATACAGCAATACCAACCCCCAACCATAGTAACCTTAACTTGGTAACCTTACCCGCAGCCTTACCTGTTTTTTTATCTGTTTTCGTGACCGCATCAGGCCAAAGTTCCATCTGTCCTGTAGTTTCTTTGGCCGCCTTAGTTAAACCTTTACTACCTTTTTTGGTTTTTGAGAAAATACCTTTTAACCAACCACCTTTTTGCATACCACTGTCTACGAATCCAGAAGTAGTACCTTCAACTGTGCCTTGGTATAATCCCTCTTTCCATATACTGGCTGTTTCTCTAAAAGCATCTTGCGCATTTTTGTTTACATCATTAAAATTTATTGCATCTGCTATAAAATCTCCTAAGAATGGAATTCCACGAACTGTACCCTCTATACCAGACACCATTTTATCTATAGAGTTAGCTCCTGCATTTACCAAATTATTATAACGTTTTTGATGGGCCTGGATTTTTCCCATCTGTTTATATTGTTTTGCTAGATGCGTATCTCCAGCTTTTTGAGCTTCAAGAATTTTTTCACTAATATTTGCCCATTCTACAGTTTCTTTATGGATATTTTTTGTATTTGATAAAACCTCTTTTGCTATACCTAAATAAGATTTTTCTTCTTTTACTAAATTACCAGAAGCATCCACAGAATCCTTTATAGATGCACTAATCCCATCCCAAAGTCCAGAGATTCCTCTAAGAAATTTAGGTTGTTCTTGCTTTAATTTCTTAAACGCTTCGTATTCTTCTTGTTGATTGAATTTATCCGCCATTGATTTTATCTTAGTTTATTAAAGTGATATATGACCCATTTAGGTCAAATAGAATTCCAAATATTATAATGGATGATCTGCCATCCATTTAGCAAGTTCAGGTTCTTCCTTTTTTCTCTTTTCAATATGTTGTTGTATATCCTTACCAATTTTATCAGCAGCCGCTATATGTCTTTTCATAACTGGATCTCTTGATAGAGCTTTCAAAACTTTTGAAGATTTCCTTTTTGCTACTGCTTTAAAAAGACTACCGAGAAATTCTGTAATTATTTTATTTTCTTTTACTATATACTTAGCCAATATTGACTCCTAAAAACTTAAATTGAGGGATTCATATATAAATATACGAATAATCATTTTTTAATTTTGGGAAAATTTGGATTGAGGGATTTTTTTTGTGCTTTTTCTATAGCTTCATTTTCTTCCTTATAAGCCCTATCTAATCTTTGAATATACCATCTTCTTAGATAAACTGGCATATTATAGGCTTGTTCAAAAGGTATTGAACCTCTAGAATTAAATGTTAGTTGAAATATCTGTTCGTGGATCTGAGCTTTATACTCAGGCGGAAGGCCAAAAAAACTGTACCGTCATCGGGACGGTAACTTCTACCTCCTCCCCGTCCACATCAATTAATATTTCTAAATCGATATCGGGGGTGTTGTCTGAAATATATTCTCTAAATGATCTACTATCTACAGCGAAAAATTCATTATCTACAAAGTTATTAACAACTGATCGTTCTGAATTACCATCAACTTCAAGTATCATATGTTTTAATCTAGTAGTAAGAGTTCTATCTATATCACTAACTTTACTTAATGATTTAGCTTGTTTTTCAATAGCATCAACATCACCACTAGTTAATAATTTATACTTAATAACTCTATCTGTAGTAGGTAAAGTAAATTCAAATGAATTTTGTCCTTTAGTCATCTTACTAAAATCTACTGAAACATCCTTCAATGAAGTTAAATCCAAATTATGTGTTGTAGGTTCTCCAGTAACAGGCGAAATAACTTCAAACTCATATTCTTTACCATAAGCTAACACTCTTGCAGCTATCAATAAAGCATTTTTATCACCAATCAATAAATCATCCACTTTGACTTTTTTATCAACTATCAAACTAGCTAAAAGTACATCTAAAACAACACCTTTAGCAATAAGATTTTGTGATGTCAAAACATCTTCATCTTTAGCTGTCATATATTTTAATTCGACCTGGCCACTTGATAATGGGCTTTTTTCAGGATAAAAATATCCTTTCGACGGTAGATCGATAATTTCCGTCGGAAACGTAGTTTCGGGCATGTTATTCTCCTTAATAAGATTTATAACTAATTGTAAATATAACTAAAATTTTTCAAATAAATTTTTAATTATTTTTTCGGTGCGAATTTCTCTTTGATTGGTTTAAGAATCATATCGAAAAGAATATCGTCATATTTTGTTGGTGTAAGTTTCACGATTTTTTCAATCGCGTAAATACCAACCAAAACATATTCCCAATTTGCTGCTATCCATTCACTCATTTTTATTCTCCGTTATTATTAATTTTTAATTAATTAGAATTGTAAGATTGCATAATCATAACGCAAACTTAATTCAATATCTACTGGATCTGTACCATTTGCAAAATCTACATCATTAAAGTTTGCATCTTGTACCCATGCTCCTTTTAATGTCCATTCTTCAACCACATCACCAACTGGACCTAATAAATTAAAAGATACATCCTTTTTATAAAAATCTGAATAACCATCTCTACCTGTTACTGATTCGTGGGATAATCTCACCCATTCCATACATGCTTGTGCTGCAGAAGGTACAACTGGGTCATATAAAGTAACTCCTAAAGGTTGCCACTCACCTTTACCTTTAATATATCTCTTTACATTAATATGGTCTAATACTATTTCTTCAAATGTAATCTGGGGCCTATTAGCTGTTTTAATCAAGTATGCAGGAATACCTTCGATATACATGACATACCGATTTTTAGTTTTCGGTTCAAATGGGGTAAACATTATTTCAGTTGCGTCAATTAACTCAGGCATCTTTTCTTCTCCTAAATAAGATTTCTTTTCAGTAATAAATATAACGGTTATGAAAAATTGCGCTTATATTAATAATAACCTTTGGAAGTTTTTTTGAAGTTTTTAGAAAAACAAAAAACCCCAGTAAAAAACTGGGGCTTTTTAGTTATCTTATTGAGATATTTTTTTATGCTTCTGGAAAGGTTGCTCCAGTAGGTTGAACAACAAAGTCCAATACAATGAACTCAGCAGTTCTTGTAGGTTGAACAAATATCTGTCCAACTAACCTATTTCTATCTATTTCATCAGGTGTATTATTTGATTCATCCATCACTACCCTAAAAGCATTCAAACCACTATTGGATTGTACATTTTCAAGATATGGATTAACCGAATTCAAGAAACGATTTCTTGTTGCGGTTGTATTCTGTTCAAACACCAAGAATTTAGATGTTGAAGCGATAAACTTCTTCAGATTAATTAACAATCTACGAACATTAATCCTATCAAGTGCTGAAGGTTTGGATTGTAATGTTTTTTGTCCAAACACCGTCGGTCCTTGACCTGGGAATGTTGCAATTGGATTAACTCTATTTTCATACAGTTTATCTCTCTCTGCATGATTTAACTTAAACTTAGCTTTAGAGGTTATAGTCAATCCACCTCTATTTAATCCTGCAGGTGCAAACCATTCTTGACCTATCCTGTCATTAAAAGCAAATACACCAGATAAAGCAACTGAAGGTGGTACCCAAACTGGTTCCACATTGCCGCCTGCTATGGCATAATTTACTTGTACCCAGGGATAATACGTAGCTGCATAATTGGTATCTATTGATCCAAGAGCACTTGCTGCTTGCGAAATAGTATCTGCCCAATGGAATCCGTCCATTATATAGAAACAATCTGCTCTTTCTTCCACCTTAGTTATAGCATGTTCGGTAATATTATTATGACAATTACTACCATCTTTACTATGAATAATTCCAGGAATTACCAACATATTAATATCGAATTCATCTGGATTAGATACTGCATTAATAGCTCGTTTATACAATGTAGTACCACTAGTACTTGAAGTAGAACAATCAAATCCCATTACATTAGTAGTAGATATATCATTACCCATAGATGGTTTTGAAGCTGGATCTACACCGTCGAATCCCCATTGAAAAGGAACTGCATATCGTCTCTGACCTATATCAGATTCAGCTAATGTTATCTTTTCGTCACCCTTACTGCGCGCACTATCGACCGGATTACCTGGTAATGTATCTGAACTATCATGTCCATAGCAATTATTTAAACTAAAGCATTCATTAGATCCAGTTCCTGTTCCACTTGGAATAGGTGAAAGATAAGCTGCTGCATCATTATCATAATTGCCTCTTATTCTATTCGCTGTTCCAATGTCCATGAAATCAAATCCATGATACGTACTTGCTTGAAAAGTTTGTTGATCAGTATTATCAACTTGTTGAAGCTTCATTGAAGCTGAAGGTACTATAGTACCACCTGGAATTGGATTAGATAAAGATGCATACCCATACGGTACTACCGATTTTGGATAATTTTCTAAGTTTTGATAATCTCCAACTCTACACCATTTAGATCTATTTGGAAAGTTTCCATGATATGTCAACCTACCATTAGCATCTACGACTACATGAGAATCTCCAATTTGTTTTGCAAAATAGCTTGGAGAAGCTGGGTTAAAATCAC